ACCTGACCCTGCTTTATCTACAATGGTGTCTACATTTAATTGACTTGTCATACGATTGTCCAATTCCCATTAACAGTTACAGTTGTGCTTGTATCAACAGTTACAGGACCACAACTCAAAGCATTGTTACTTGCATCAACAGTTAATGACCCACTAATTGTGTTTTCATGTTGCTGAATGATAGCTTCGTAACTTGTTGTTTCAGCTTTCTTACCAATATGATTTTGCATTTTAAACTCCTATGCGTAAGGACTGTCACCTAATACACTTGTATCCCAAGCTGATTTCAAAGCAGATATACTTGAAGCATTAGCTATTGCTGAATTAGCAGGTGCATCTCTTAATGCGTTTTTCTTTGTAACACTTGCTGATTGTGCTGAACTATCACCTGCTTCCAATGCTTTCATATAAACAACATCTTCTTCTGCAAGTAATGGTGTTCTTACNTCNCNAATTTTATCTTTAAATATAACTTTAGCTGCTGTTAAATCTTCAGTAATAGTCGTNCCNGATAATGACCAAGCATTTCTAAAATGTCTGTCAGATGGTACTGTTGCTGTTGAAGCATCAATACTTTTCCCATCTTTATCAATAATGTTAGTTGTCATTTAAGCCACCTCTTGTTTNGTTATTGTTAATTCTTCTGATATTTTCCAAGCATTTCGCCATACTCTAGTGCTAGGCAGTTGTGATTTTTTGCATATAACCAATCGTGGTTTGTTTGCTTTATCCCAGTTTTGCCAAACATGACTAGGCAGGTCTTTCATAATTAAATACTCAATGGCTCTTTCTTCTGTCATTGCATCTATTGGTTTAGTGTTATGTAACAAATAACCTCTAGTGTGCTTTGTAAAATTAGGCTTTGACTCATCTTTCTTTAGTTCCCAATAGGCTTCTACTGGTGGCAATATACCTCCTTGTATTGCACAAGCCATCCAATTAGGATCAGGGTGAGTTACTTTTGCAGGTGCATCAGGTTCTTCCTGATCTTCCCATACAACACAATACTCTGATCTGTAAGGCTCTAGCTTTTCTTTTGCCCAACACAGTCTATCCCACAAATGTGTACCTTGAAATTCTGGTGTTGTTATCATGTGATTTCCATAATATTCATTGTGACCGAAACCTTGTCAGCAACAGAACAATCTATCTGTATTATATCTGTAGTTTCTAAGACAACCTTACTGCCAACTAATATTTCCAATGACTGACCAACAGCTATCGGTGCATTTTTTATTAGAAATGTAGTTGTGTTTGTTGCTGCTCTACCACCACCTGATGTATCTGACACTAACTTTACACTAGCCGTAACCTGTGCTGTGTGAATGTTTGCTAGTACTAAACCTAAAATTATGGTTGTTGTACTTCCAGGTGTTGTATATAACGCTTCTGGTGTTCCTGCACTTGCAGGCATAACATCATGCGATACTACCTTAAATGTGTTTGCCATATTCTCTCCTTATCCTAGAGCTATTGCTAATGCTACTGCATTTGATTCAGCAGTTGCTTCTGTTACAGCACCTATATCGCTTAATACTTCGCTAGTGCTTCTGCTTTCTAAACCATTTGCAGTAAACCTAGCATACTCATCATCTGCAACAGAAGCACTGTCAATTTTTACTGCATTTGTATTAGATATACCAAAAGTTAATGATGCTTGTCCACCAATATCACTTAACACTTCACTAGCAGATCTACCCTCTATTGATGTGCCTGCCACCCTAAGAAAGTCATCATCAGCTACTCCACTTGTAAAAATTGGTATGTTCGTATTTGATATTCCAGTAGTGAATGTAGATACTGTTGACCAAGTAGAACCAGTGTAAACCTTTAAAACACTTGACGAGGTATTAAAATATAAATCACCAGCGTTAAGAGCATCACCATCATTGTCTGTACTAGGATCACTTGACTTTGCACCAAGAAATATATCATCAAAATTATCTAAAGCTGTTGCTGCACTGGTTGCACTACTTGCTGCTGCTGTGGCACTGTTAGCTGCATTAGTAGCTTGTGTTGATGCTGTACTAGCACTTGTACTTGCATTGGATGCCTGAGTAGAAGCTGTGCTTGCACTACTGGCTGCTGCCGTTGCTGAAGATGCAGCAGCAGTGGCTTTTGTTGTTGCAGTTGTTGCAGATGTTGCTGCTGATACGGCATCTACTAATAATTCAAAATGATCTGTGTCTGTTAGTGTGTCTCCAATAACTGAGTCTGCAACACATATATATATATTGTTTAATTGTGCTGTAGTTGTGGCTTTGACTATATCTCTTACAGTAAAAGCTGCTGTAGTTGTTGTTGCACTGTCACCTTTAAATGTACCTAATTCCTGTGTAACAGCTAATTCACCACTTGCATTAAAAGATAATACCTTACTAGCTCTGTCTGTTGCTGACGTTGTAAATTCTGTAGATGTCATAGTATTAGTTCTTGATAACTTAATACTTCTATCTATTTCTTCCTGCATCTGCTGTGATATAAATGTCAGTCTGTCTAACGCATCTTCATGTGTGGCTGCTGGAAAAGGATCGTTTGCAACGTAGTCTGTAGCTTGCGTAATGCCCATGTTACGTCTGATAACAACAGTGACGCCACTAGCAGGAGCAGAACCAAACACAACATTACCACCACTTGCATTACCTGCATTTGAAACTGTGTAATGAGTTGTTAACGTTTGTACTGTTTCTGCACCAGTAGATGCTCTCAGTATTACAGTTAAGTCAGCGTCAGCAAATATCTTAAATCCATAGGCAAATGTTGTGGTACTGCCGTTGCCACTATAGCTGTTTCTTGTTGTGGTGCTACTAACTGTCATATCTACCTCATTTTTTTGTTATATACTTTTTTTGTAAAATAATCAAATCAAAACCTAACTGCTGATCTTGATGGTGGTATGTAATATTCTTGATCTGTCTCTCTTTCAATCTTTCTTTCCATTCTTCTTAGATAACCTGGATTTGTCTTTTCCATCATTCCATATAAAAATAAATAATCTAATGCTGTCTTAGTATAAAATAAATTTATAAATGGTGTATTAGACACTATCATTCTAAACCCATTTTTTGTAACTTGATCTGTTTTGCCTTCTAATAAACTTGACCATAACTTTAACGCATCTGCTGCCGTTCCAAATGTAGGTCCAGCAAATGTTTCTAATGGAGATCTACCAAATCTATTAAACTCACCAAANACAAAATCACCATATATNCCAGCACCACCACCCTGCGTAAATGCTCTTACAAAAGTTCTGTAATTAAAACCCTCTCTATCATCATATACTTCTGCTGGACTTTTACCTTTNAATATATCTTTAGTTGTCATAGATAAATAACCCATAACAGTAGTACCAACCATCATTTGTGCCAAACCATATATACCACTTTCTCCAGCTTGTTTTTTTGCATGATATTGTTGTGACATNCCTTTGGTAACATATGTTATTGGAAACCCTTTTAACTGCATAATTGCTCTAATTGCTTCGCCTAACACTGTACCTCTTTCTGTACCCATGTTCATTATGGCTCTTTCTTTAGCACCTGGAGTTGGTATAGCTGTATCGGCTGCATCTGTTAAATATGATGACAATTTTGTTCTGAGATTGTCTTTGTATCTTTGTATTTCTACATCAGTTACTTTTTTTAATTTTCTTTTTCTTGTAAGGTTAGCTTCTCTTAAAGCACCTGCTTGTAGTATAGAAGCATCAACATCATCAACAGCAGACGGAACCAANTAATCGTTACCATCTAACGCTTTCTTTTCCATTGAACTATAAACTGCCCAATCTTCTGCATTTATGCCGTATCTTTGTAGATTGAGCCTTGTCTTTGTCGGTATACTATCAAATGCTCTGTTTGTGTATGACGCTAAATCTGCTGAGATCATTCTTGCCAATCCAGTTTTTTGTGCATTGTTCCACCATGTCATACCATTTAATCTAAAAAACATTTGGTGCATTTTACCCATCATTCCTGGCAAACTATCATTAGCACCAAACCTAGAGTGCACATCACCTAAAAAGTTTTCAACACCTACATTTAACAAGTAAGCTAATTGTTTTTGTTCTTTACCACTATAGTTCCTAAAAATATCACTAAATGCTTTTGCATATGAGGTGAATATATTTCTATCTGTTCTTGAGTTAATAAAAGATGCTTTTGTAGCTATATCTGAAAATGATGATATTGTTGCTGCACCTAGTTTTGCCATGTTTTGTAACATACGCCAAGCTGCACCTATACCTGC